GTACAAAAAGATTAATAATGCATATAATATGATACATTAATAGTGTGACGTTAGGTAGTTAAATATAATAGTAATAGGCTAATGTCGCACTGTAAGAATTGTGTACTATGCGTGATAGTATAAACTATAACTTAAAATATTTTATTATGAAAATGTCAGGAACAAAACCAATGAAAAATACAATGAGAAAACCGTCACCATTAAAATTTGACAGCGTTATTGCCACTTCTTTAGCTACCAAAGAAGGGAAAGCTAGTTACGAGGCTTCAAGGCCTAAGGGAACAACTAAACCTGTAGAAGGCAAACCTAAATTAACAAAAGACAATACTGTTAAAACTGGAAGTATGATTAGAGTTAGTAAAGAGAAAGCTGCTGAAGTAGCCGCTAAAAAAGCTAAAGGAACAACTAAACCTGTAGAAGGTAAACCAAGTTCAAAGCCAACTACGCAAGGAGGGTTTAGAGGAGTGTTAGAAAAGGCTAAAGCAAAAGCACAGGCTAATAAATCAGAAACAACTAAAACCGAAACAGCTGCACCTAAAAAAGCAGGTAGCTGGAGAGATGCTGCAAAAGCTTTGAAAGCTAGATCAGAAGCTAAAAAAGCGACAGCTACTACTAAAGCTCCTGAAGGTAAGCCAAAAATAGCTGTTAAAAAAGCTGCCCCAACCATGCAATTGAAAAAGGCAGGTATGAAAAAAAAGTGTTAAGTAATGCCATTTACTCTTAAATCTCAATCTCCCTTATTAAAACAAAAGTTATCACCTTTAGCTGCTAAGAAGAAAGCGGCTAGAGATCTCGCGTACGCTAAAACTGATGACAGGAGAATTAAGAAAGCGCACTCGCAAAGAATGCATCGTAAACATCCTGGTAACAATGGTAAGGATTATGATCATGAAGATGGTAGATTTGAAAGTGTGAAGCAGAATCGCGGTAATGAAGGAGAGGGTACTAAAAAGGAAAGCGGTAAAAAATATAAAATGAAGTAATATGAACATGAAAGGTATAGGCCCACAAGGGCTGGGAACAAGTAAAAACAATGGCTATACTATTGGAGAAAGTAATTGTGGTTGCGATCATAGTCCGTTAAAAAAGACTGCTGCTTGGACACGTAAAGAAGGTAAAGATCCTAAAGGAGGGTTGAATGCAAAAGGTGTTGCAAGTTATAGAGCAGCTAACCCCGGTAGTAAATTACAAACAGCGGTTACTAAAAAACCGTCGGAATTAAAAGCTGGTAGTAAAGATGCAAAGCGTAGAAAATCTTTCTGTGCTAGAATGTCTGGTATGCCAGGGGCAATGAAAAAACCGAATGGAGAACCAACAAGAAAGAAGTTGGCATTAGATAAATGGAACTGTTAAATTATTATTATGAAAACAATTAAAAAAACTCCGTTAAAAAAATCACCATTATATAAACTTACTGATCTCAGTGGTGATGGTAAAGTTACACAGAAAGATGTTTTAATTGGTAAAGGAGTAATTAAAGCAAAAAGCCCAGCAAAACAAAAATCACCGCTAATGCTTAAAGATTCTTGTTATAATAAAGTTAAAGCCTCTTATAAAGTATTTCCATCGGCATACGCTAGTGGAGCTATTGCTAAATGCAGAAAAAATAAAGGTAAATAAATAATGGCTATTCGTAAAACGGAAAAAGGGGCATCGTTAAAAAGATGGTTCAAAGAAAAATGGACAGACGAGAAAGGGAATGTATGTGGTTCTGCTGCAAGAAAAGGGACTAAAGCATGCCGTCCTTCTGTTAGAGTAAATGCATCTTCTCCAAAACCGTGGAAAGAAATGTCAAGTGTTGAAAAATCAAAAGTAGTAACAGCTAAAAAGCAGGTAGGCATGGGGGCTAGAAGATCTAGTAAAAGTAATGTTTCGTAAAATAATTATAAAAATAAAAATAAAAATGGCAATATCGTATAGTTACCCTATGGGTACACCTAAATTAACAGACACAGTACTAGGGGTACAATATGAAGAGATGAAAGACCCGGCTGTAAAAAATTTTAGCATAGGCGACATAGTTACTTTGGTTACTGAAGAAGCATATACTCCTACACTTCAACAAGTATTAGATCAAGGAAATACTGATACAGCGGGGGCTTTTAACACGCTTACTTTAACCGGATCCACAGTATCTATTTTAAACCCAATTTCATCAGAAGGTATTGCATTACGTAGAGATTCTTTAAGATTCCTTAAAAATGATAGTTTTGACATCAATTACCGAATGGATTTGTTCCCTCCGTCTGCTATTACAGCGGATAGGTCTATTGAGTTTCCTGACGCTGATGGCACGGTAGCTTTAACCACAGACATTCCAACTACTGCTTATAAAGTGTATACAGCTTTATTATTTCAGAATGGGACAGATGCTCCAACCGCAACAGTGCTAGAGAATACTTTAGGTGGAACAATTAATTGGACTAGATCCGGAGTGGGGTCATACCTTGGCACCCTGACCGGAGGTACTTTTACCAATCAAAAGACAGTCGTGTTTACGCAGGTACCAGGAGGGGCTGGCGCTACCTGGGGATTCCAATATATTACTAAAAGACTATCTAATACAGAAGTTTTTTTCATCACTCAAATAGGTAATAGTACCTCAACCGCATCAGATGATATTCTTAGCGGTGTTCCAATAGAAATAAGAGTATATAACTAATAATATATAAATGCCAATATCTAATTCATATCCAAGCGGTATACCTATTGAGGATCAGGATTTATTTGTAGGAACAAAAGCCTATAATAATAGAACTGTAAACTATACTGCTCAAGGAGTTGCGGATTACTTGAATATAAACTCAAAGGTAGCTATTGGGGGGCAGATGTCATTTCAGTTTACTATTGTACCTAATATACCTAAGACTATTGCTTTTGAAGGTGGAGGAGGTAACAATACTGCATTCTCAACAATAACTAAATTAATTGTTTCTGCAATAGATTTGTCTACTGCAAATATAACTATATTCTTAAACTATTTAAATAATAGTCAGGTATTGTTATCGCAGCAGAATCAGCCAAACTTTTTTGGGCATTATAAAATAACGGGATATACACAAATAGGTACATCGGCATTTTATGAATTAGATTTAGAATTCATTGGGGGTAATGGAACTATTGGTGATAAACAATATTATGATTTAGTTTCATTTGTTTTAAGTACAGAAGCTCCTCCAACGGAGTGGGGAAGTATAACGGGAGACATAGAGAATCAAACAGACTTAATAGACTATATATCTTCTCAAGTAACTACTCCAACACTTGATGAAGTAGCGGAAGTAGGAAATGAAATTATTGATAAAGCTATAATTGTTAAAAATACAGAAGATACTAATTATTTTATTTATGATCCTACTTTAGGGGCTCTTACTATTAGTTTCAATGGTAGTTATAATGCTTGGCTTGATGGCGAAATTTTATTGAATAGTTCTGAAGGTGGTCAAGCTGCTATTCGTTATACTCCTAGTTATGTTAGTTTTGAATTAAATTATTTAAACTTAATAGCAACAAATTTAACAGAGACTACAACTGTTACATTTCGTGATGGCGTTAGTGGTGATGTTGCTTTTACTTCTGATATTACTACTCCAACACTTCAAGATGTAACTGATGCTTTATTAGTTGACGGATATGCTGAAAGCACAAATCCTATCGTTATTGGTGGAGGTGCTTTTTTATCTACTGATTTCACAGGTGTTGCGAGTTTATCAGGCGGTTTTTCTCAAGGTTATGGTGTTGACAATAATGGTTTTAGAATTGACAAGAATGATGGAGTTACTCAATTTAGCAGTTTTATAAAACAGCCAATTGGGACTCCTACTTCTTCATACGTTTGGGAGTTACCCGATGCTGATGGTACAATAGCTTTAACTACTGATATACCTGCAGCAGGGGTTACTTCAGTAGGATTAACTATGCCTTCAGCTTTTACTGTAACAAACAGTCCAATTACTTCAAGTGGTGATATAGCTGTAACGGGTGCAGGATTAGTTAGCCAATATGTAAGGGGAGATGGTACGTTAGCTAATTTCCCAAATTCAACTGGTGGTGGTTCATCAGTTAATTATTATCTTAATGGTTCAGTTTCACAAGGTACATTTGGAGGAACTACTTATTATCAAATGAGTAAAACACCAATACTTGGAGCAGGAACAAACTTTACAAGAACAAATGGAGCAGGTAATGGATATATTGCATCGTTTATAACTGATGCAGGTGATCCTAGTCAATTAAATATACCAGGTGGTAATTGGAATGTAGAGTTTTATTTTCAATCATCTTCACCAGGTGGTACACCTAGTTTTTATGTTGAACTTTATAAGGTGGATTTAGCTGATGTTTTTACACTTATTGCAAGTGACTCTCTTAATCCTGAAGGTATTACAAATGGTACAACTGTTGACCAATACTTCACTTCAATTCCTGTGCCTCAAACTACATTACTTGTAACTGATAGATTAGCTGTTAGAATATTTGTAAATACGGGAGGTAGAACTATTACATTACATACCGAAAATGGAAATTTATCAGAAGTATTAACAACATTTACAACAGGATTAACTGCATTAAACGGTTTAACTGACCAAGTGCAATTTTTTGATGTTGGAACAGGAGCTACAAATTTTAATATATCATCAAGTGGTGATACACATACATTTAATCTATTATTTAATATAAGAAGAAATGCAAATAATTCTTCTAATAATAATATAAATTATAATGGATATGCTGTAACAGGTTCAGCAGAATCAGCAGCAGTATGGACAATAACAAGATTAACAATAGCTGCAAGTGGTTCAATCACAATAGCAACCGCTACAAACGTAGCTTGGACAGATAGAGAAACAACAATATATACATAAAAATTATGCCAATTACAAGTACAAATCCAATAGAAGTAGATGGGAATGTTTATCCATATTTTATGGTAAATTTAGCAATATCGCCATTAGTTAAACCAACTGATATAGGTGGTAGTGTAGCTATGAGATTAACACCTTATAGAGTGATAGAAGATGGAAGTTCAGTAAGTCTTCCTGACAATTCTATTCCTATAACCTATATGGATGTTTTTGAAAGCGGAGACACAGACGCTATAAATGCAGCAGCAACAATTATGGGTGCATTGCAAACATTTATTAATGAAAAAAACCTATAAAAAATGGCAACAAGATTTGCAGTAGCAACAGGCAATTTTAGTAATGGAGCAATTTGGGATAATGGAGCAGTTCCTACAAGCGCTGATGATGTATATGCAAATAATCGTACCGTTACTATTGATGGACCTTATACAGTACAAACAATAAGAAATACTGTGTCACCTGTTTTAGTACCTGATATTGCAACACCAGCAATGACTTCTAATAACACGCCAAGTGGTTTGGCTTTTGCAAGTTCTTCTGGAGCTAATGTTCCTTGGAATGCTTTTTCTCAAGATGCTGCTACTACATTTTGGCAAAGTGGGACTGCTAATACTGGAATATTAGGTTATCAATTTACAAGCGGTAAAGTTATAAAGAGATATTGTATTAAAATGCAATCAGCTTCGAGTTCATATCCAACTTCTTGGACATTTCAAGGCTCAAATGATGGAATTACTTACACAACATTAGAAACTGTTATTCTTTTTTCAATACCACAAAATGGTAATTATACAAGTGCTATTTTAGCTAATACAACATCATATACATATTATAGAATTAATATAACCGCAGTAAACACATTAGGACAAAATCCAAGTATTGCAGAATTTGAAATGACAGAAAGTACTGGTACTGTATTAGGAGCAACTGCAGGAGGGCAATTTATTTATGCTAATGGAGGTAATTTAACAACAACTGCCTCAACTGGTATTATTGTAGGTTCAACAACACCACCTTTAGAAATGACTTTAACAAGTCCAAATACTGCTACTTTTAATGGTAATGTTTTAACAATTACTAGTGTTTCAAATTATAATTGTATAAGGTTGTCAAGTTCAGGAACTTTGAACTTAAATGGGAATTATAATGTTGATGGGTTAGCGAGTGTTAATAGATATATTATACAACATACATCTACAGGAACGTTAAATATAGTTGGTGATTTATCATTGTCATCAACAAACGCATCAAGTTTTGTAAACACTTTAAATGTAACAAGTACAGGAACTACAAATATTACAGGTAATGTTTCAGGAGGCCCTGGGGGTACTATAAATGTTGTTACAATACAAACACAAGGTTCAGGAGCAATTAATATTACAGGAAATGTTTCCACAACAGGTTTTCCTGCAATAACTTTGCTTACAAGTAATGTTTTAACAATAATTGGTAATGTTTCTAATACAGCAACACAGCCCGCAATTTTGAATACTACTGTTCCTGCTACAATAGCAATTACAGGAATAATAACTTCAAGTGCATCAGCTCCTGCAGTATATGCATCATTTGCTTTAGTAACAGGATATTCATCAGGTACGTTTGTAAAGGTGAGTGGTAATGTAATTAATACTTCTAATGTAATGGCAGTAGTTGCTCCTAGGGTTACTATTGATGTAAATACAGCAAGTTGGACATTTCAAACTACTGCAGGTACTAATAGAACATTATACGCAGCAGGTGTTGCTTTAGGAAATCCTGCAACAACAGATGTTAGAAATGGAACAACTTATGGTGCTTCATTAGAGTTAACTGGCACATTAATTGTACCATCTCCTTCTAATGTATTACAAGGCGTTGGGACAGATGCTACAGTGGGAACATTATTAATGACACCAGCAGACTTTTGGAACTATCTTATATCAAGTGGTTTCACTCCTAATAGTATTGGAGATAGATTACAAAATGCAAGCACTGTTGCTACAACTGGAGGACAAATAGCAAGTTATAATATTTAAAAGATATGAGTAGAAAAAATTTAGACACATTAATAAATAAATGGATAAGTAGAAAATTATTTGTTTTTTTAGTAGCTAGTGGTTTATTAATGTTTGCAGACTTAGAGTCATCAGACTGGGCGTTAATCGCAATAACATATTTAAGCAGCCAAACAATATTAGATTCAGTTATGGTATATTCTAAAATGAAAAACAATAATAGCAATGAATAACGCACACGATATAAAACTTTTACTTGTAAACGGTTTTTTAATTAGTTTTACTTTTTCAAATGTAGAATTAGGATTAAAGATTTTATCTTTATTTTTAGCAATTGGATATACTGCAAGACGTTGGTGGTTAATGGAAAAAAATAAAAAAAATGATAACGCAGGAACAACTAATAGCTAAATACGGAACTCCTAACGAAAGTGGTAAAGGATATATTATATCAATAACTTTACCGTATCCAATGTACTACGATAGTAAAAAGGTAACTAAAATACGTTGTCATAAATTAGTTGCTGATAAATTATTAGCAATATTTAATGATATATTAGAATTCTACGGGCAAGATGCAATTAGCGACTTAAAGATTGACGACTATGGTGGTTGTTTTAATTATCGTTTAATGCGAGGGGGAACTAAATTAAGTGTACATAGCTGGGGTTGTGCTATTGATTTAAACCCAAGTAGAAATTTATTAAAAGAGACTTCAAAGACCGCAAGATTTGCGCGTATGGAATACAAACCGATGATTGATATATTTTACAAGCATGGATTTGAAAGCTTAGGTAGAGAGAAGAATTACGATTGGATGCATTTTCAAGTTAAAAATTAAATTTAAAAAAATGAAAAAATTATTATTTATTTTAGTTAGCATTATATTTATATCTTGTTCTTCAAGAAAAGTATTGGTTGACAAAACCGATATAAAGAAAGATAGTATTGCGGAAACAAAAGTGGTAGTTACAAAAATAGATACTGTAAATAAAACAGATTCTACAAAAGTAATTATAAATACTGATAATAGTGAAATTGTTATAACGCCTATAGATTCAAGTAAAACAATTATAGTTGACGGCAAAAGTTATAAAAACGTTGTTTTAAAGATTAAAAAAAATAAATCTAATACATTATATACAAATAACAAAAAAGAGTCTAGTATTAAACGTATTGACTCCGTAGCCACTTCTAAAACAGAAACAAAAGAACATCAAGTAGCTAAAACAAAAATAATTGATAAAGAGCAGAATTATTGGTTTTTGGTTTGGTGGATATTATTAATATTAATTATATATTTATTATGGCGAAACAAACAACGACTGTTCAACGTGTTGTAAAAAATATTGCGAGACCTGGTATTCACGCTAAAGCTAAAACATCTAATTTAAAAACATCTAAAAATTATAAGAAGTTATCCAGAGGACAAGGATAGGTAAAAAAAAATAAAAACAGGTGATATATAAGTTATATCAATTTAATCAAATAAAATTATGTCAGACGCTATAGTCAAAAACTTAAGTTTCGGAAAAGAAGCCAGCGATAAAGTATTTGCTGGAATAGAGAAACTAGCCAAGGCGGTTAGTTCTACATTAGGAGCAAGTGGTAAATGTGTTCTTTTAGAAGACACAACCGGTAGACCTATAATTACAAAAGATGGTGTAACAGTTGCGGATTCTATTATATTGTTAGATCCTGTAGAAAATATGGGAGCTACATTATTAAAAGAAGCAGCAAGAAAAACCGTTAGAGAAGCGGGGGATGGAACAACTACAGCAACAGTATTAGCTCACGCTATTTTAAAGAATGCTTATGCGGTTGAAAATCCAAACGAAAGAAAAATAAAAGAAGGTATAAACTCAGCGGTAGATAAAGTAGTAGATTATCTAGAAAAGATAAGTATAACTGTTGATGATAATATGTTAGATCAAATTGCAACCATATCCACTAATAATGATCCTGAATTAGGTAAGTTAGTTGGAGACGCATTTAGATCTGTTGGAAATACAGGGGTTGTAATGATGGAGACATCATCTAATCCTGAATGTAGTTTAGAACTGGTTGAAGGTATTCAATGCGATATGGGATTAAAGAATATGCATTTTGTAACCAACCAAAAAAACAAAACTGCTGAACTAGATAATCCATTAGTATTATTAGTTGAATCACCAATAGATAACATAAGACAAATACAATCAATATTAGAATATGTTATAAAGAATAATAAGTCATTACTTATAATTGGAGATATGGAAGCAATGCCATTATCTACATTAGCAATGAATAAGTTAAAGGGTAACATAAAAATAAATGTTATTGACGCCCCTACATTTGGCGTGAATAGAAAAGAAATATTTGATGATCTAGCATTGCTTACAGGAGCAACCGTAATTAACGAAGATCTCGGTGATGATCTAGATTTAATACAGCCAGAATTACTTGGTACTTGCGTTAAAAGTATTACTAGTCAAGAGGAAACAATATTACACATAAGTGAAACGCCTGAAAAGGTATTGGAGATTATAGAGGATATTAAAAAATCTTTATTAGAAAACCCACCAGCCACGAGAGTAATAAAACTAGAAAAAAGATTAGCAAGATTAACAGGTAGAATTGCATTAGTTAAAGTTGGTGCTAATTCAGAAATTGAATTAAAAGAAAAAGCAGACAGAATTGAAGATGCTATTTGTGCAACCAAGGCGGCGATTAAAGAAGGTATTGTGCCAGGAGGAGGGATTGCTTTATTAAACGCCTCTCACAACATAGATACCTTCTCACTTGGTGAAGAAATATTGCTAGATTCTATTAGAGCACCATTCAGAACAATATTAGATAATGCAGGTATAGATAATGCGCCTTTAGAAGCAATATCAAAAGTAGGGTACGGTTTAAATGTAGTAACAGGTAAAACTGTTAATATGATTGAAGCTGGCATAATAGATCCATTGCTTGTTACTAAAAGTGCATTAAGAAATGCAGCGTCTGTGGCAACAACTATATTATCAACTGATTGTGTAATTAATAACCTCCGCGCATAATGAAAGCAGTTGGTAAAAGATTAATTATAGAGAAAGTAAAAGAAGGTACTACAGAAACAAAAGGAGGACTTCTATTAGCTGAAAGCCACAGGGAAGATATTAGATATATAGAGGCTAAAGTTATTAGTGTTGGAGATGAAGTAGTAGGTGTTAAAGAAGGTGATAGTATATTTTATGATAGACATAATGGTCATAAAATTGAACCTGGTAAAGAAACTTACTATGTTATAAGATTAGACGATGTTGTCGTTGTATTATGAGCCGTTTAGAACCTTCAGATATTAGAGATATAGGTTTATTAAAACATTATAGGATAATACGTAGATGGGCTTGTAGGAATAATGATTTAACAGACGCAGATTTAGAATTACTAATCTATTTTGATTGTATGGAGTTCTTTACCAAACAAGATTATAAAATAGGTACTTATGCTTACAGTTGGGACAATAAACGCTGGAACAATTTATTAAAAGAAGGGTGGATAGTGGTTTGGAGAAATAGAAACCATACAACCCAAAAATACAATATATATAAAGTTTCATTTAAGTGTAAACAACTAATAAGTAGGATGTACCGTATAATGCTTGGTAAAGAAGACATACCAACAAGTCATAGAAATACTATAATGAGTGGTAAAACATATATGGACAACCTTATGATAACCGCTATAGAAAACGCAAATAAAGATAAAACAAGAAATAATGAATCCACTTAATCAGACACCTATAAATCCAAAAGGTTTTACTAACACTAATAATATACAAGGTATGTTTGGAACGCAAGTTCCAAATACATTCACAAGAGACGTTAGTAATCCTTACGATCCAACAAGCACATTAGCAACTAATCCTGCAGCGTCGCCTATTCCGCCTCCTACAGGAGTTGAAACATCTATTGTTCCACCTTACGATATAAATAACCAATAACTATGAATTTAAACGCAAAAAAACATCCAATGACAGTTCTCGATAGAGAGGCTAAATTATCTGGGGTTGGAGCAAATGCAGTATGGGCTGGCCCATTTGACACCACCTCATTCCCAAAAGGCAAAGGCTCTAGTTCAGGCAAAAATGGCATTGTATTCAATAATGTTAAGCCAGTTTGTGATCCAAGAGCAATTACACAACGAGCTAAAGGCAAATATTAAGATTACCAAATATAAACTAAAACTAAAACTTAAAACTAAAAACAATGTTCAAATTTATCTCAATTGCTACTACAGTTAGTGGCGCGCAACCAATTCTTTTTAATGTAGCGGATATTACAGCAGTATCTTATCTTACTGCAACTACTTTCGCTATTTATACGGGGCCTATAAGTTACACATTTACAACAAGTGCTGCTGGCGCATCTAGTACTGTTGCCGCTGTAAATGCTGCTATTTTTGCTCAAGGACCATTATTGTCTCCTGTAGCAATTCCAACAGGGGTTACTATTGCTAATTTGCCTGTTATTGTTCCTATAGCCCCAGCAGCATAATATTAATTTAAATTCCCTATAGATATACTTTTATAGGGAATTTAATAATATTCATTATTTATATGTCTTTTAAAATGAAAGGGTTTCCATATAATGTGGATAATACTCCTGTATATAGTACCGATATGGACGGCAATATTTTAGGTATGGCGCAATCTAATGGAACTATATTAGTGAATAAAAATATATCTCCTTTAGAATTAAAAAAGAATAAAACTATATCACACGAGAAAGTACATATAGATCAAATGAAACGTGGAGATTTGGATTACAATGATTCTCACGTTATTTGGAAAGGTAAAAAGTATCCACGTTCTAAAATGAAAGAAGGGGCTAAAAATCTGCCTTGGGAAAAGGAAGCTTATAAAAAGCAATAAATACGCGTAATAATAATAATATATAACTTTAATTTAATATATTATGAAAAAAGTAATCTGTATTATCGTATTTTTAGTTTTTAATTCTTATGTTCAAGCTCAAAAACTTACTAAAGATTTTCTGGTTGGAACCTGGGCTTCCGATACCGACCAAATAGATTTTTCTATTGTAAACAAGAATGAACTTAATGTTGTATCATTCTCTTATTTAACTGGGAATTACTTTAAAATATTAGGTTATCAATTTGATAAAAATAATTTCTATTTAAATACATTGCACGAGCCTAATGACTGGGAAGCTTTAGGTAAATTCATAGTTGTAGATCAAGATACAATGGTTGCTGATTATGTTAGTGACGCTCCCGGAAAAGTAATTTATAAAAGACTAATAAATAAAAAATAAAGAAAATGGCATATAAACAAAACCCAGGCAGAGGTAATAGTTCAAAAACAGGAAATGGATTACCTAGTCCATTAAGACAAGACAATGGCATTGAACTTACCGAAAGATACACAAAAGGTGTAAAAACTTTAAAAAAGAAAAGAGAAGAAGGTAAGACCGATACAGGTTTGAATATTAATAAAACAACCGGATTTGCTACAGCTAAACCTTACGAAAAAAGTTTTGTTACAAACAAAGCAACAAAAGGGGCTAGTATTATGGGTGGTGATAATAAAACTATGGCTACTGCATCATCTTATGGGCAAGGTAGAGAAGTTGAAAATTTGCGTAAAAAATTTGTAAGCGATAGTACCTCTACTATGAACAGAAGAAACAGAAGTGCTGAATTATACAATGCTACAAGTGGTGGTACAAAACCTGAAAATTTAAGCTCTGGACAAGTTTCTTCTTTGGTAAAACTTAATAAAGCTAAGAGAAATAGCTAAAATGAAAAATCTATCTCTAAAAGGTTATAAAAAAAATAGTCCTGATAAAGATAGACCTTATAATGTAATACCTAGCGGGGAAATCACTATGAAAAATGTGGAGTTTCCCGTTTTAGGTATAGATAATAAAGGTAATTCAAAAGTAATGCGGCCAGGTAAAGATTATAGTTATCCAGGTGATACTGTATTAGAAATACCTATGAAGAAATCAACAATATATAATAGAATATTTAAAAAATAAATTATGGGACAATATGGTAATCAACCAGATTTTGGAACAATAGTGGCAGTATTGGAGGATATAGGCCTTAACGTTGTTTTTCCTCCTTCAGCAATATATGTGGGAGAGACTACTAATAATAACGGCGCCACGTTGGAAGTGCAACCTGTTGGTAATGAACCTGGTGATACTGTGATTATATCAGGAATATCCAATGGTACTTTTTTACCAATTGTAGTTACAGAAATAATTGATAAAACTGGTATAGATCTTAATAATGTATTACTTTATAGATAATTAAAATAAACAAATAATTAAATCAAATGGAAAACACAAACAAAATTACAAAAGAACAATTAGAAATTATTGTTAATCAACAAAAAGAGATGAATACCTTATTATCTAATATAGGGTTATTAGAATCTCAAAAGCATGGGTTCTTACACCAAATTGCAGAAGTAAATAAAAGAGTAGAAGAATTCAAATCAGAACTACAAGCAGAATACGGAGATATTAATATTAATGTTGAAGATGGTTCTTATACTTATATAGATAACCGCGAAGAGGTTAAATTAGAAAAAGTTGAATAATGAGTTCTGTTATTAGAAAAATTAGTATAGGAGCAGACTATAAGAACGAGGCAATGCATTATTCCGTAGGCCAAAACGTTTACGGAGGACATGCAATATGTAATATTATATTTGACGATAAAGATACATCGTATAATATTTATATTAAAAAAGAAGACGAAGTTATGCCGTGGAAGAAATTTAATTCTAATATGGCTATCTCTGTTGAATATGATCTAGAATACTAATGACAAGTATATTTAGTTTTATTGTAAAACCGGTAGGCGAAAGATACAACAATAAAGTTAAAGTTGCGGATAAAGAATTAATAGTTAATACTAAAATTGAAAGTTTTAAATCCGTAAATAATGTAGCAGAAGTTGTTGCGTTGCCTTTGGCTTATTCAACTGATATTAAAGTTGGAGATATAGTTGTAATTCACCATAATGTTTTTAGAGTATTTTACGATATAAGAGGTAATAAAAAAAATAGTAGATCATATTTTATGGACGATTTATATTTTTGTGACCTTGATCAAATATATTTATATAAAAATATAGGTAAATGGAAAGCATTTGGAGACAGATGCTTTGTTAAACCAATTAAAAATAAAGACTATTTAAACGTAGATAAAGAGCAAAAGCTTATTGGTATATTAAAATATGGAAATAGTTCTTTAGAAGCGCTTAAAATAAATGAGGGAGACCTTGTTGGATATACTCCTTATGGAGAATTTGACTTTGTTATTGATGGACAAAGACTTTATTGTATGAAATCTAATGATATTGTAATTAAATATGAATATAAAGGAAACGAAACTAGCTATAATCCATTCTGGGCACAAAGCAGTTCTTGAATTAATTAAAGTTGCAGAGGAAGCTATTTTAGATAATGGTGATGATGATTTATCAGCAGACAAATTAAAGAATGCTGCTGCAACAAAAAAGTTGGCCATATTTGATGCTTTTGAAATCTTAAGTAGAATACAGGATGAAACCCGTATGCTAGAAGAAGAAGAAAAAGATCCTACAATAAAAACTTTTAAAGGTTTTGCAGAAGGGAGATCCAAATAATGTACGAGCAAACACTTTATAAAATACTACCTGACTATATTAAACAATCGGTAATCAAGCAACAAAACCGATATAATAAATGGAAATATGGTTATAATAAAGAACACGATGTAATTATTATAAGCAAAACAGGTAAGATTGGAGAAATATACGAGATACAGAACTTAAGGATCGCTTTACCGTTAATTGATGAATCATTTAAAAGAGCGCCAAAGAAAGAAGAACAGTATTGGGAACAATTAAAAATACCAAAAGAACTTGAAAAAATAAAAAGTGTATTTGATTGGAATAAATATCCAGACACTTTTAAGGAAAGATGGTATGATTATGTTGATCATGAATTTAAACGTAGAGAAGAAGGTTTCTCATTTTATAATAATGGAATACCAACATACGTAACAGGTACGCACTATATGTACTTGCAATGGAGCAAGATAGATGTTGGTGCTCCTGATTTTAGAGAATCAAATAGATTATTTTTTATATTTTGGGAAGCTTGTAAAGCAGATCCAAGATGTTATGGAATGTGTTATTTAAAGAATAGACGTTCCGGGTTTTCTTTTATGTCGTCTGCCGAGTTAGTTAACCAAGCTACTATATCAAGTGATTCAAGGTTTGGTATCTTATCAAAAGCTGGAGCAGACGCCAAAACAATGTTTACCGACAAAGTTGTTCCAATCTCTCTTAACTATCCTTTCTTTTTTAAACCCATACAAGATGGTATGGATAGACCAAAAACAGAACTTGCTTATAGAGTTCCTGCTTCAAAGTTTACAAGAAGAAAACTAGATAGCCAAGAAAATCCCGAAGAACTTGCAGGTCTTGATACAACAATAGACTGGAAGAACACAGGAGATAACTCCTATGATGGTGAAAAACTTAAATTACTAGTTCATGATGAAAGTGGTAAATGGTTAAGACCTGATAATATATTAAACAACTGGAGAGTTACTAAAACCTGTTTAAGATTAGGTAGTAGGATTATTGGTAAGTGTATGATGGGTTCAACATCAAACGCTTTAGATAAAGGAGGAGACAACTTTAAAAAATTATATTATGCCTCAGATGTTACGAAAAGAAACCGCAATGGACAGACTAGCTCAGGATTATATAGTTTGTTCATACCTATGGAATGGTCGTACGAGGGATTCATTGATACTTATGGGATACCTGTCTTCGATACTCCAAAAACCTCAATCAAAGGAATTGACGGAAACGAAATAGATTATGGTGTTATTGAACACTGGCAGAATGAAGTTGATGGCTTGAAGTCTGACTCTGATGCATTAAATGAATATTATAGACAATTTCCAAGAACTGAACAACACGCTTTTAGAGATGAAACAAAACAATCTTTATTTAACCTTACAAAAATATATGAGCAAATTGATTATAATAATGATCTAAGGAATACTAATATATTAACTAAAGGTAATTTTCAATGGGAAGGCGGTATACAAGATACCAAAGTAATATTTTATCCAAACAAAGATGGTAGATTTTTAGTGTCATGGATTCCTCCTTATCATTTACAAAATAATATAATATTAAAGAATAGTATGAAATATCCTGGTAATGAGCATATTGGCGCATTTGGTTGTGACCCTTATGACATATCAGGAACAACAGACGGTAAAGGATCTAAGGGTGCTTTACATGGACTAACTAAATTTTCAATGGAAGATGCTCCATCTAATACATTCTTTTTACAATATATATCAAGGCCTCAAACGGCTGAGATCTTTTTTGAAGACGTGCTTATGGCGTGTATATTTTATGGTATGCCAATATTAGCAGAAAATAATAAACCAAGATTGTTATATCATTTTAAAAGAAGAGGTTATAGAGGATTCTCAATGAATAGACCAGATAGAATATTTAATAAACTATCTGCAACAGAAAGAGAAATAGGAGGAATGCCAAACTCATCTCAAGATATAATGCAAGCACACGCTGCGGCAATAGAAACTTATATAGAAGAATATGTAGGTTTAAATGAAATGGGTTATGGAACAATGTATTTTCAAGATACATTAGAAGATTGGGCAAGATTTGATATAAATAAAAGAACTAATCATGATGCTTCTATTAGTTCAGGATTAGCAATAATGGCTTGTAATAGAAACAAATATATGCCAACTGAAAAAAGAGAAATAGTGTCTGTCCCTTTAGGTTTTAAGAAATATAATAATCAAGGAACTACATCAAAAATTATTAAGTAAATGAATATATACACAAATCCAAATAGCGCTTTCCCTAGTCAGGTTGTAGATGATGCTACTAAGGCTTCTGAAGAATATGGATTACAGGTGTCTCGTCTT